GAATATCTCTAAATGAGAACGCAGGATACTCTCCATGTTTTGCAGCTTGAGTTGCAAGCACACCGCGTGGAAAACACAGGTTACTCATAGTCTGAGCCTTAACAAAAGTAGTGCCGCAAAATAAAATAACAGCAGTGTATAGTGAAAGTAAAATTATCCGTAGTCTCATTATATACCCCAAGCTTTCTTTAAATACATTTGAACAAGTGTTGATTTTGTAAACATAGCTTTTTGGGCGTCTCTGAGATAATTATTTACTTCATATAAATTGTGTAAAATAAAAGAATGTTCGTAAGATACATTAGAGGACATCCATCCAATTATGTTTTGCCTAAACCCCTTGGTAACTTTTTCTACGCCGTGCGGGTAAATGATAGGAAAGATAACAGCCTCTCCTGCAGAAAGTTTTTTATGTATTTTTCCTATCGGCGTAACTATAGTAAACTCTCCCCCTTCATAATCGTCTGATAAGTTTATACTCCAGCCGTAGTCAAAAAATACGTTGTTTGCTTTTGGTGTAGCCTTAAACTCATCTACGTGTAAATCATAATAGTCATCTTCATGATACTTATTATAAAAATTTACCGATACTCTGTTAGGGCAATACACGTTGTCAATATAATTAGTATCGTACAGCTTGTCTGTAATTAGTCTCCTAACTTCATCTGGTACAGTCTTTGACTCTTTATTTTTCTTTACATCATCCAGATTAGGGGCAGTATCTTCCCCGCTTTTAAAAGTGTTTGAATCAATCTTATCCAAACAAAAATCTACTTCATTTTTAGTTAATAGCTTGATAAACATATTCACCTCCGTCAATTCAATATCAAAGCAAGAAGGGTGGGGTTTTTAAAAGGAACCCCACAAAACCTTTAGTACAATTACGTACCTGACGACACCGTAGCCGCTTCTGTTAGCGGGTTGCGCGAAATGTCAACCATGCAAACATGAACACGAAAACGGCAAGCACTTTCACCTGTTGAGCCACCATCAAGGATGAGGGCATCAATCGTGTCAGCACTAGTAAAGATACGTGCGTTGGAACCAGAAGCGCCAACAGCAGCTTCTAGGAATGGCGTAAACCCAGCGGCTAACGCAGAACCGTCAACAAAACAGTCTACGTCACCACCAGTTACACCAACGTCCAGCGTGATCTGACCATTACCACGCGCTTCAAGAACTTCAAGCGCACCAGCAACAATCATGGTATCTGCAGGAACATCGACCAATTGGACGACATCTCCACCTGTACCGCCATCGGCAGTATCGTGGACCTGAGAAGTGATCACATAAGGGGTAGGCATCCGTGAAGGATGACCAACGGTTCCACCGCCATTGATGGTACGATCAATAGTAGCCATGATTCATCCCTCCCTTAGCTGTAGTCTACAATGCCAAGAACAAGTGACTCAGGGCGCAGGACTTTACGTCCATACACATGAAGACCACGAACAACGTCTGCAAACGCATCGGGGTCACGAATCACTTCAGTCTTAGCAATTGAGTTAGCGGTTGCACAGGCAGAGATGTGACCAGCGAGAACTACGTTCTCACCAGTTCCAACGCCTGAAACCGAAACCATGTCCGTGGTAGTCGTAGCATCAGCCGACTGCCGCAGAGCATTGGATTTGTAAAGCGTGAAGCCCATAATCTTCTGGTTTGTTACCAGACCATTACGTAGCGGTGACGTATCATCGCCAGTAATTTGAACTTCAACGATCTTTGCACCTGCTTTGTACAGGTTCTCATAGACACGAGGAGGTGCTACAAACCAACGGTTCTCTTCAGGAACGTCTTGCTCATCGAGCTTACGAGCCATAAGAGCCATTAGGTTTACAACATCATCACCAGCATCAGAACCTGCAACAGTAACAGGAGTACCAGAAGTACCAAGGTTAGAGTCCGTTTCAACAGAACCGGAAGCACCTTTTATACCCGCGCCATCAAGCATAGATTGAAGCACGTTTTTGTCATAGTTACGCTTCAAGGAGAATGCACCTGAAGAGGTAGCCATCGCCTCAAAGTTAACGTGGGATTGGCGCTCTTCAATGTCATCGACTTTGAACGCGAACGCTTGAGCCTGATCTACTTCCAGAGTAATCTCATCGTCAGCCAAGTCCTGCGGAGTAACCACAGCACCACGAGTGTACGCTGAGATGGAGACAGTAGGTTCTTTAATGATACGAACCGTGTCACCATAATTCTCAATCTCCCCGGCATAGTCAGTGTTTGTAATATCTTCAACAACTGACGCACGGCGGAAAAATTTAAGAACCTTCTGGCTATAGATTTCGGCTTGGAAATTACCGGACGGTAGGTTACCGTATCCGGCGGATACACCAATAGCCATTTCCTTAACCTTTCTTTATAAGTTTAGCCATTTACGATACGTCCCTCCGCATTTGCTAAGTCAAGCTCTGCTTCAAACTTGGCAAACTCATGCGGTTTGAGTTTACGTATCTCTGAGGTCGTCCATACTTTTTTATTAGCATCGCTATTAGTAGAGACGTTAACAGGGGTAGTCCTAGTAACAGCCTCTGCAGCAGCAGCTAACTGTTTTTTAGAGGGACGCCCTCTGGGTTTTTTTGTACTAGCAGTATCTGCTTTGTACAAATCTAGAACGCGAGAAGCGTACTGAACATCGCTGTTATTATTAATAATACCATCCGCGATACTAGGTGGCTGCTTGCCCAACCATTCTTTAAACTGGTCTGACTTCTTGATATCAGAGAAGTCTGGGTGCAGGGCTAGTAGTTCTTGGTAAGCACTCTTAGCTTGTAGCTGCTCTTCTTTTTTAGAAAGACGCTCAATCTCTTGTTTAAGTTCTTGAACTTCTTTTGTAGCATTTTTAGAAGCTAAAGTTTCTACTACATTGTAAACGTCAGGATAATTCTCTTTGAAAGATGCAATGTCTGCATCCTCCTCATACACTTCCTCCTCTTGAGGTTGAGCAGTAAGCGTTTCACGTTCCATCTTCCACTCATGGAGTTTGGAGTCGTAATGCTTCTTGAGATCATCATAGCGTTTCTTGTAGTCATGCTCTTCCGTCTTTATCTCTGTAGAGACGGAAATAGTTTCATCATTAGTAACCTCGTCTTCAGTTTCACCTTCTTCTAGGGTAGCCTCTTCGCTTGGGGTATCGTCCTTATAAACGTCTGCACGATAGCTGCCACGATAAGGGCCTAGATGTTCCTGTTCTTGGGTAGTCATTTTTCCTCCTTGCGGGGCCTCAGTGGGGTAGCCGCAGTTGGGTTAGTCCAGCAGGGCCGCTAGTTAGCGGGTGGCTGCATTACTTTGTCTACGAGACGATTTGCCTCTTCGACTTTTCTCCTTGCTTTTAGGTTCTGCATTTCATCTGCAAGAGAACCTATGGGGGGAGCATTCCCCATAAAACTGTTTTGTGTTTGCTGCGCTGGGGCAGAAAATAAAGTTTGTGCAGAGCTAAAAATCTTATTTGCAAAATCTACTCGTTTTTTACGAGTGGCCTCTGGGTCTTTTGGACGTTCAAAACGATCTAAAAATACGTTAGCAACTTGCTCTGCAGTTCCCGTCTTAAAAGCTTCACGTAACTTTTCTCTGTTGCCATAGCCTAAATCGTTTGTTTCCCACTTTGGAAACTTAGAGTCTTCCTTAGCAGGAATTATGTTAATTGTATCTAACGTGTACTCTATCTGAGCATCTAAAGAGTCTGTCTTGCCCATTGTGTTAAGATAGTTTTCATACGCCTTTCGTCTTCCACCAGTAAATTGAAAAATACCGTAACCTTTCTTTTTAACTTTTCCTTCCTCTACACGTTGATAATCAAAAGTATCATTTTCTGCGTGTATGTTGCCCATTATTCCAGCAATAGCTTCTTCTCTTAACCCTTCACTTTTTAATTTGTTGTAGACCTGTTCTTGATTTTTTTGAATTTGTTGAGAGGAGGGCCTAACTTTTTTTTTACCTACCTGCAATCCATTTGCAGCCCTTACAGGAACTTCTTGCTTCTGTTGGGGCTGTTGCTCTTGCTCCTCTAGCTTCTTCTCTGTATCTGGTTTACCACTATTATTTATCTTCTCAAGCAGGTCCGTGCCTATAACTTCAGCTAACTCTGGTGGTATGTGATACTCTTTGTTTGAAGCAAGTATCTTCTGATCCCCATTTACCTGTTGTGCAGGTTTAGTGATAGCAGCCTTGTCTATCTCTACACCGTCTTTCTCTTTCAGGTATTCAATAGCAGGTTCAATGATACGCTCCTCAAAGTCTTTTCTACCTACCTTTGCAAGAGCGGCTGCATTTATGATAAACGCGCCTTCTCTTACATTCATAGGTACGTCATCAGCTACACCTGTTTCATCTTCTGCACCCGGCTGATCAATCATACCTGCTACCTGATCACCCATTGCTAGCTGTTGCATCTGATCTTGCATAGGAGGCGTTTCAGGCATTGGCTCTGGCATCGGCTCCGGTGCAGATTCTTGTGGCATTGGCTCTGGTGCAGGTTCTTGTGGTGCTGGTTCTTCACCCATTGATAGTGTAACGCCTAAACTCATGGCAAA